CTAGTGCTGCCTTGGTGCGCTCGGAAATGCGGCGACCTTCCCATTCAGCGAAGACAGCGGCCATCTGCAAGAAGGTGCGGTCAGCCTCTGGCATATCGGCGCAAAGAATAGGAACGCCAGCCTCAAGCAAGCCGGTGATAAAGTGGACGTTACGCGCCAGCCGGTCGAGCTTGGCGATCAACAGTGTCGCGCCAGTGCGCTTGGCCTCTGCCAGTGCGGCGGCAAGCTGTGGGCGCTGGCTTTTCTTGCCGCTTTCAATCTCAGTGTACTCGGCGGCGATGTTGTAACCGGCAACGGCTGCGCGTTGTGCCTCAAGGCCAAGGCCGGACTGGCCCTGACGCTGCGTTGATACACGGTAATAAGCGATGTATTTAGTCATTGTTCACACCATTTACAAAAGAGGACAAAGAAATCGTGACCGAAGGCTGGCCAGCTTCAACCCATTCAACCCACCGCTTGTAAGCGGCTATCTGGTTTGCTGTTGCTGGCACAAACTCTGTGTCGCCAGTGTTTTCGTTGGTGTAGACCGCATCGAAAGAGCCGTCAGCCCATTCCAAAATGTCATCTACGTTTCTGTTCCAGTTAGTCATTAAGCTGTCTCCCTTAGTTGAGGCGGGGCCGTTAGGCCCACGCCAGTGCTTTTTCGCCGTAGTAACTGGTGCGGATGTCGCCGTCAGGAAATGTGACACGCACCGAATACCGCTTTTTCTTGCCGTCTGGCACAGCCACAACTTCAAGGGTGTGATCGCTCCAGACTTTTGTTTCGACTGGAATTTTGCCGTGCTGGGTGCGGCGATAAATCGGGTTGCCGTCGGCGTCACGCTTTACAACCACAACTTGTTCGCGAACCTGATCGCCGATTTGAAACTTGTTGGTCATCTGTCTGTCTCCCTTTGTTAACTAACTCATATGAGTAATATATATATCCAACCACTATGTTACAAGAGTGGTTGTGTATTATTTTTACAAAAAAGGTGCCAAATGTCTATAAATCCTAATGTACACCTACGTTTGCGGCGGTCTACGCATGATAAATTAAGGGCTGCGTTGGAGCTTTCGGCGCACCGCAGCCTGTCATCTTTGGCTGATGAGGTGTTGGAAGAGGGCTTAAACAAGCGTTTGGCGAGCGAGCAAGACGGCGCTGCGCAGGTGCTATCCAGTCTGGTTAAGCGCAATGACTAATGGGAGGGCGAAGGGAAGTTCGGCAGAACGCGAGGTCGCCAAGATCCTGTTCTCAGAGCTTGGACTGACCTTCAAGCGTGATCTCGAACAATATAGATCCGCTGATCGCGGCGACTTGCTGTGTGATGAAATGGATTTCCCGGCAACCATTGAGGTGAAGAGATACGCCAAGGGCGTACAGGCGCGGCCTGCTTGGTGGGATCAGGTGTGCAAGGCGGCGACAGCGGCAGGCAAGTGGCCTTTGCTGGTCTATCGTTATGACCGGGCAGACTGGCGGTGGCGTGTGCCAGCGCAGATGCTGGTGGATCTGGGGGCCGGGATTAACTATCGCGGCGCAAAGGTCGGCGCGGAGTATGACTGGAACTATGCGGTCGAGATGGACACGCGCACCGCGATGATGCTGATTAGGGAAATGATTTCACATGATTAAATCGTTGATCGCGGTTTGTTTTGCCGCAAACATGACCGGTTTGCCAGTGAACAAATGCTTTATCGAAGAGGGTGAGGTGTTTGACAATTTTTCACTGTGTGAGGCGTGGGCTTATTCTTACGAAGAAGATTTGATTTATCAATTACAAAGCAAAACGACCGACGCGGTCGTTGCAAACATCAAGTGCATGAAAGAAAAGATCGGCACATAAATATGGCGCGACCTAAATACGAAACCGAAAAAGATTTGTCGAATGAACGGCTGGTAGCTAACGCACTAGAGAACATCGGCGTCGAGGTGTACAAGCTGCCGGTGCAGTACCGGCTCGACTGGTTGCTGCGCCGGGATGGTCAGCCGATAGGTTTTGCCGAGGTAAAGGCCAGAACGTGCCTGATGAAACAATACCCGACAGTGATGATATCACTGTCGAAAGTGTTACACGCAAGAATGTTGAGCGAAGCCACTGGCTTGCCAGCTTACCTTGTGTTGCTATACCGTGATGGGCTTGCTCGTTTGGATTTTAACGAGCCATTCACGGTTAATCCGGGTGGGCGTGCAGACAGGAATGATCCGCAGGATCTGGATGTTTGCGCGTACTACTCAATCGACAGGCTGAAAGTTATCAGCCACAAAACGTAAAACGTAGAAAAAGGAAAACGTATGTTTGATTATCAAGGTGCCGGTGGCGGTACAGGCGGGGATCGCACCCCAATCATTAAGTTCTCAGCCAAGGACGGCAGCTTCATTGCTGTTGACCGCGAACAGGTTGATGGAATGTGGCAGTCAAAAGAGACTGAGCTAGAGACACCAACCAAGGTTGTGATGGATTTGGCTGTGCTGGAGATGGGCTGGATGGCCTTCAAGCCTGCGCCGCATTTTGTAATGGTAAAGGCCGGTGAGCCGCGCCCAGAGCGTCCAGACGAGATGGACGCACAAGGCAAGCCGCTTTATAAATGGGGCTTCCGGGTCGTGCTGGCAAACAAAGATATTGGTCTTAGAGAGTTGTCTAGCTCATCCAAAAATGTGTATGACCGAATGGTCCCGATCTACAAGGCGTTTGAGGCAGGCAAAGCCGCCAACGCTGGCAAGGTGCCGGTCATTGAGATCACCGGCACAGACCGTGTGACGCAGCAACTCAACGATGGCAGCAGCCAGACTTGGCGCGTGCCGCGCTGGGAATTGTCAGGCTGGATTGACCGCCCAGAAATGCTAGACACAGCAACACAATCCACCCCCGATGTCCCAGCACCAGCGACAGCCCCTCCTTCTGCCGCTGCTGCGAGTGATGACATTTTCTAGCCGAGGCTAGGGTGGTAGAGGCGGCACTGTTCTCCCTAGCGGTGCCGCCTCACTAATTAGGGATAGGGAAAGGGGTTAAACAATGACAAATTTTAGCAGTTATATGGAAGCGGTGGCTCGGCACTACCTCGGAGAGCCAAACGCAAAGCTGTCTAACTCAAAGCAGTTGCGGTTTGGCACACACGGCAGCACCAGTGTGGATCTGTCAAAGGCCACTTTCTATTGCCACGAGACCAATTCCGGCGGCGGTTTGACAGACTTGGTGCGCCTATACGAGCCAGCCAGCTTTGATGGCAGCATCCCAGATATACTAGAAAAGAATTTTGGGATACCAAAGCGCACACAGAAATCACTACAGCCAAGCAAATACCTGTCCAAGCAGTACGACTACATCGATGAGGACGGCGTGCTGCGCTATCAGATCCAACGGTTCGAGCCTAAGACCTTTAGACAGCGCAGACCGGACGACAAGGGTGGCTGGCTGTACAATATGGATGGTGTAGAGGCGTTGCCGTACAATCTGGTGGGCATGATCCAGAACCCGGACGCGCCAGTGTTTATTGTAGAAGGCGAGAAATGCGCCGAAAGGCTGATAAATCTGGGCCTAGTCGCAACCACTAACCACGGTGGCAGCAAGAATTGGAAGCCGGAGATTAACCAGTATTTCAAAGGCCGCAAGGTGATCGTGATCCCCGACAATGACGAGGCCGGGCAAGCGCACGCTGACATTGTGGTCAGCCAGCTATACAGTACGGCCAAGGCCATCAAGCGGGTTGAGCTTGGCGGCGCTGACAAGGATGATGTTGTCGATTGGCTGTTTAAGGGCGGCGATCAGCGGCAACTAATGGAACTGGCAAAGCAAGCGCCGGTCATATCGCAGGAGCCAGAGCCAGCAGAGCCGGAAGATCGGCCAGACGTATTCGAGACGTTCGATGTTGACTACCTGATGAATATGCCGCCGGTAAGCTGGGCATTGGACGGCATCCTAACGCAACACGGTTTTAGCGTGCTATATGGTGCGCCGGGCATTGGCAAGAGCTTCATCAGCATTGATTGGGCGCTGTCCATCGCAAGCGGCAGAGCGTGGCACGACAGGGACACAAGGCAGGGTGCGGTGCTTTATATAGCCGCAGAGGGCGTTGGGGGCTTGGGCAAGCGTGTAAGGGCGTGGAAGGCACACTATGGCGTGGACGAGGATGTGCCGATGTATGTACTGCCAATGGCAGTGAAGATGCTGGACGCGCCAGATTTGGACAAGCTGCTACGCACAATCGACAACTTTAAGACGCAGTTTAGTCTGATTGTCATTGATACGGTTGCCCGGACACTGGCATCAACCGGATCAGACGAGAATGACGCAACGGCGATGGGCCAGTTTGGCGAGATGTGCGGCGTTGTGCAGCGGCACGCTAAATGCGCTGTGTTGGCTGTGCATCACTCCGGGAAGGATGCTGCGAGGGGAATGCGAGGCAGCAGTTCTTTAATGGGTTTAAGCGACACTGTGCTGGCCCTGTCAGCCAGTGAAGGCATCCTGACGCTGAAGATGGAGAAGATGAAAGACGCAGAACCTATAGACGACACAACCTATGAAATGGTGCCAATCGCATTGCTAGAAGACAGCAGCGCAGTGATCAAGCCGGTGCAGACCGAAGAGAAACGGCGCAGCACAAAACTAACAACAGGGCAGATGCTGGCGCTGCAAGCACTTAAAAATGGTGCCGTGGATGCTGGGACACCACGCATATCTGTGGCGCGTTGGCACGATCTGCACAAGGCAAAAGCACCCGACTTTACGTCAAGACGGCGTGCTGATGACCGGGCGGCGCTGCAAAGCAAGGGTGCGATTTTCATAGATGACGGTAAAGTGTGGGTTAACAAAGGCTTGAACGAAAATATGAGATCAAAATAATGCAATCTCATACTAAATCTCATACCGCATCTCACTATGACTGAGATGAGATCCCCACTATAGGGGATCTCTTTCTCATAGTAGATGGGCAACGTCAGGGAGACAAAAGAATGGCTAGAAGAGTGACTAAAAGACCGACTAAACAAAACCGCCCTTACTATGCGCCTAGTGCGCCAGCCGAGCGCCGTATGCAACAGTCGCTGGTTGACTACGATGAGGCGGTGAGCAAGCTGGAGCTAAAGTGGGGCGTTGACCGATTGCCTTGGTTGGCAGGCGGTGAACTGCGAGAGAAGTTTGAAGCGCAAATGGATAAGCTCAACAAAGCTATCGATAGCCGGTCAGACATAGAGCATCAGGTTGAGGTCACAAAGCGGGGGCTGGTCGCGTTGGAAAAGGCAGCTATCGCTAATGGGGCAGATCCGCTGAGTGGTGAATACTTTGAAGCGGCTATGCCCGATGGCAGAGTGATGGCTGTGGTGAAGACCAACTATGATGTGGCGAAGGTCAAACGCGAAAACCGCGAATTGGTGGTGTATAGTGTGGATGAACTGGCTATGATTGTAAGCAAGTTTGAAAAAGATAAAGCGCCGCTGGTCAACGACATCAAGGAAATGTTCCCCGGCGCAGTTGTGGAAACAGTAAAGAGCAGAACAAAGACAGAGGAATTGCTGAACGATGAAATCCCTTTCTGAAAACAAGCGGCCTTGGTCAGTGACGCCAATGAGAGCCTACGCTGACCGGCAGTTGAAAGAGCGAGAGTTTAGAGTGCTGGGTGCGCTGTGTTCGTTTACCAACAGGGCTGGCGTATGCTGGCCGTCAATGGTTACGCTGTGTGAGGTCAGTGGCTATGCAGAACGTAAGAGCGTGCATGACGCGCTGAAGGTGCTGAAGAAACGCAAGTATGTGAGGCAGCTTCAAGCAAAGGACTATCAAGAAACAACAAGCGGGTGGAAAAGCAACCGCTACCAAGTGCTGTGGGATGGCGATGAGCCGCTGCCTACGTTTGAGGATGTACACATTGCAAAACCGTTGCAGCTTGTCAGGGATCAAGAGGATGCGCCAGAAGGAATAGGGGGTCTGGGGGATGGACAACCAAACCCACACACATCTGATGGCACAGCGGCGGCGATCTGCCATTCTTACATCCGCGCCGTACAGCAAGCGACCGGACAGGTGCGTCTGTTCGACAATGAGATAGCGCACGCCCGGCGTCTGGCTGTGGTAGGCCACACGCCCGATGATGTAATGGCAGCAACGCTGGACGTATGCGACAAGGCGCTTGCACGCAGGGCAGGGGTGCCAGCTTTGGCTGACGTTGCAAGGGAGCTAGGCGGTGTGTAGCGCAACGCATACGTTGGTTTGCTTTTGTACAGGCCGGGAAAAGGCGTCAATTCTGCGCCAGAAAAAAAGGCGACCCCTTGCCCCCCGACCCCTGCGCTCTATAGGGGGGTGCCTCACACAAAATTTTCCCCACATTTGGAGGTTAGCATGATTGACAAGGGTGACGGCGAATTTGCAAAATGGCTTAATTGGGAATGTTGCCCGAAGTGCAAGGTCAAGATGCGCAGGGAAAGGGATATAAGTGGGTGCAAGATTTACCGTTGCATTGCTTGCAGGATGAGGGTTGTTGATTTTAAGGAGAGTGACGATGAACAGGTTTGATTTATTGGGTGCGGCGATGGATGCTGTTAAGGATCGCGGCGAGGAATACGGCCCACCGTGGCAGAACCACGAGCGCATTGCTGTGATGTGGACTGCGATTATGGGCATTGAGTTTGAGCCGGAGCAGGTCGCTCTGTGTTTAGCGGCGATGAAGATTGCGCGGTTGTCTGAGAACAGGGATCATCAGGATAGCTGGACAGATCTGGCTGGCTATGCGGCGACAGGATCGGAGTGTTTGCATGAGCGACAAAAAGCCGACAACGGTTAGGCAGAAGCGTGCGGATCTCGCTGCTGCTGATGATGTGCGGCGTGAGGCCGTTGTGCAGGAGTTGGAGGCCATTGGTGCTGGCGAGGCGACTGATGTTATCCAGTGGGATGCAATGGGGCAGATTACGTTAACGCCGTCTGCTGCGCTTCCAGAGCGTGCCAAGCGTAGTATTAAGAAGGTTAAGGTTACGCCCAATCAGTTTGGCAATACTATTGAGGTTGAGATGCACGATAAGATTGCCGCGTTGCGTCTGTTGGCGAAGCATCGTGGTTTGCTGGAGCCTAATGCTAACGATCAGAAGCCGAGCATGATTGGCATTAATATTACCGGCCCGAAGGCCACTATTGTTGATGTTGACGGCGATGGGTGAGGTAATTGATATGCGCGACTATGTCAGCATACGGTGGTTTTCCGAGGATGTTGTGTGTGGGCATTGTGAGCAAGAGACGCGGGGCCGCGTGTATGATAGTGGTGAGGCGGTGCTTTGTACTGAGTGCGGTGGGCCGTTGGTTGTGATTGCGCCGTCTGATTATTTTGGGGTTGTTGTTGTGACGTTTGAGGAGGAGCCGGATGTCTAGGTCATCAAGAGCGACTGATAGGTCGCCGCGTAGGCGCAAGCAGCCGACCACTGAGGCGTTGGCTGGTTTGAACCTTAATTTTTCGGAAAGTCCTACAGTATGGCAGTTTTTGCAAGACGACAGTTTCGTGCGTGGATTAATGGGGCCAGTCGGGTCTGGCAAGACGTTTGCTTCATTAGCGGAGGTGATGCTGCGAGCCGTGAAGCAAGAGCCTTCACCGATAGATGGGATCAGATATACCAGATTTGCAGTAATACGAAACAGCTACCCGGAGTTGCGGACGACCACGATTAAAACGTGGCAAGAGTTATTCCCGGAGAATGTTTGGGGGCCGATGCGCTGGTCGCCACCTATCACCCATCACATCAAGCTGCCGCCGCGTGATGGCGCGGCTGGGCTTGATTGTGAGGTGATCTTCTTGGCGTTGGATCAACCCCGCGATGTTCGGAAGTTGCTTTCCTTAGAATTAACCGGGGGTTTCATAGACGAAGCGCGTGAGTTGCCAAAGGCGGTTGTTGATGGCCTGACATCGCGTGTCGGGCGTTTCCCGACCAAGGCGAATGGCGGTTGCACTTGGCGCGGCGTGTGGATGAGTACCAACCCGATGGATAGCGATCATTGGTGGCCGGGTTTAGCTGAGAAGAACCCGATCAAGGGCAGATACCCTTGGAAGTTTTACAAGCAGCCGGGCGGCGTGGTTGAAGGCACTGCCGAGCATGAGGACGCTATTTTTT